AGACTCAGGAACAGGTTGCTGTAAACGACAACCAGTCCGAGGAACCCGTCACGGCTGAGGCTGAATCTACCGACGCCTTTGGTGACGTTGTGACCATCGACCGTGAAGTGTATGAAGACCTACTCAAGCGTGCCGCCACCGGTGATGCCAGCGTAGAGCGTGATCACCAGATGGAGGTTGCCGCCATGGTCGATACCGCTATCAAGGCCGGTAAAGTGCTGGCAGCGCGCCGGGATGCCCTCATAGCTCAAGGGCTTGAGGATACGACGGCACTCAAAAACCACCTTGCCAAATTGGCCCCCGGAACTATCCCTGTCAGTGAAAAAGGCTGGGTTGGCTCTGTGGGGGTGGATGCGGATGAAGAGACCGCAAAGCTGGCTGAGAAAGACCTACTGAATCAGCTGGCTAACTCAAGCAATTTTGCTATGCCGATGCAGCCCGCGCGGCTAGGCGTGGCAACCTTCCGAGGAGGTAAAAACTAATGGTGAATCCCCTTTTTCGCCACGGCCCCATCACTTTTCCGGTCACTAAAGAGGTAACGCCTTTTCGACTGGTCAAGCTCACAGATAAGGGCATCGAACACGCTGGGGCATCTGATACCCCGATTGGTGTTGTAACCGAGCCGGGTAAGCCCCGCCCCGGTACCTACACCGGTACCGTCTCCCCGGGACCGGCTGCCAGCGTGGCTGTCCATGTAGGCGGCGGTGTCGTGGTCCCGATTGAGACCACAGAGCAAAACCTGAAAATGGGCCAGTCCGTTGCGGTCGCAGCGGACGGCAAAGTGTCCGCTACTGGCACCGTCAAGGTTGGCACGGTTGTTCGTACCACCGGAGGTACCGGTTCCATCAACACAGTAGGGGTTCTACTGAACCTCCCTGTTGCGTAGACCATCACGAGCATAAGGATAAATCAACATGCCCAATAACATGCCGTTGACCAGCGCTTACGGTGGTCAAGAGCTGACAGTATCGACGATACTTAAAGATCCGATGTGGTTACCGGATCGCCTGTATCAGAATATGGACCTGGCATTCATGGAGGATGCACTTCTTCGTGACGCCGGGTCGAACAGTGGTGTGGTTGCATACCGTGAAACGGCTGCACCTTTCCTGAATGACAAGGCACGTGAAGTCGCTGAATTTGGTGAGATTCCAGTCAGCGGAATCAAAGAGGGTGCCGTCAAGGCACTAGTTGGTGTGAAGTTCGCGCAAGGTATCCGCGTGTCCTACGAAATGAGGACTGAAAACAACATCGACATGGTTAATCGGCAGGTCATCGCCTTGCAGAACACCATGACCAAATCAGCTGTGGATGCGACGCTGGCCGCATTCAAGGCCGCTGAGATTCCGACCGTGGCTGTCGGTAAAGCATGGACGGCGTCGGACTCCGAGCCGTTCAAAGACCTTGCCACGGCTAAGCGCAAAATCTCGCAAGCCAAAACTGACGACAACCAGCTGTTTGGTTACCGGCCCGATACCCTGGTTATCGCTGAATCGGCCATTGACCTGCTACTGAATAGCCAGCAGACACAGGCTTTCTACAATGGCAACATGGCAGATCAAAACCCGGTTTACACTGGTGTTTTGCCCTTTGCTCTGCGTGGTCTGCGTGTGGTCACGTCCCCGTGGCTGACTGATGATGACGTGTATGTCATGCAAGCTGGTGTGGCTGGGTTCCGTAGCGATACGATCCCGCTCAAGTTCTCCCCGCTGGCTGTGGAGAGTGGCGATCCTAGCGATGAGCTGGGTGGCAACACCATGTCGTGGCGCATGAACGCTGTGCGTAAGCGCATCATTGCTATCACCGACCCCAAGGCTGTGGTCAAGCTCACCGGCCTACAGGGGTGATGAGCCGTGCCCAAGATGCGACTAACCGTAGACCTTTGGGCACCCACCCTTGATGGTGTGTCAAGGGAGTTCACCTATGGCGACCGATTCCACATTGACGATTCCACAGCTGAGTGGCTGCGACGAAATGGGATTGCCAAAGATGCGGATGATTTGAGCGGTGACGATAAGCACGCTCCCACACCACAGCCGGGGACGGTGGACTATGACCCGGATGACACCAATACCACTAGGCTTTTTAGTGAGCTGGGTGGAGATGAGCTGGGAATACCTGAGACTGACTCTACCCATGACGGGGTAGAGGTAGACGATACCCCGGCGGTGCCTAAGCCGCTAGCAGCGGCCAAAGTGGATGCGTGGCGCCGCTACGCTACATCCCTTGGAATCGACCCTAAAGGTCGGTCCAAGGATGAGCTACGTTCCCTGTGTGCACAGCGTGAATCCCAGAGCTAGGGAGGTGACCAGTGGCAGAACTCACCATTGACATTGATGATTTTGAGGCACGCTTGCCGCGTCCTTTTCATGATGATCATGAGCGACGTCGTGCCGCCCTGCTTTTCCAGGATGCTGTAGCGATCATTCGTGAGGCAGTGGAAGAGGCAGGGTACTCCCCCGCTGAGTGGGTTGCTGTAGAGCGCAACAAGCGCCGCGCCATTCTGGTGGCTCACTCCATGGTGGCCACGGCCATTATGATCGGTGAGAATGTAGGTGTCATGCAGGTGTCTACTACCACTGGCCCCTATACGGAATCGACCAGCTACAGCGGTCGGATTGCTAATCCGTCCCTGTGGGGTGGCGTGGAGTTGACAGACTGGCACCTACAGTTTTTGGGGTTGCTGTCTGGATCAACTCCACAAGCGTCAAACCCAGACCCTTACCTTGTCTCCCCGGAATCCTCCCTAGTGAGCATGTACGCCGCCCCTTTTCCCGGCTCCGTACCAATAGGGGGGTGGTACGGGCATGGCTATCCAGGGTATGGGTGAGTCGATCACCATTACCGCGCCGCGTTATATGGATGACTACGGGCGGTGGGTCGAAGACCCCCGCGCTGAGTCCACCATCTACGATGGTTGTTTACTGTCCCCCACCCGGTCACAGGACATGGTGAACACCTCCCTTACTGGGGAGGTGACCAGCTGGGATGTATTCATGCCGTATAAGACGGTGGCACTACAGCGGGGCCAACGTGTCCTTGCCCGGGGAGAGTGGTTCGTTATTTCGGCGGTTCCATTCAACTGGATTCCTGCACGTCGAAGGAACGCACTGCACGGAACACGTTTCACTATGACCAGAGTGGAAGGGGCAAGCTAATGGCAACCAGACCCACTAAGGTGGTCGTTGATTCCCGAGCGCTTGCCCGGTTCCTTGACGGCAAGGAAGTGCGAGCCGCGCTAGCTGGGGCTGCACAAGAGACCTTGGACGCGGCAAAGCTGCGTGGCAAGACAAAGGTTCACATACAACGCAACCGTGGAGGTCGCGCTGTGGCTTTGATCGTGCTCAATGGTAAGCGAGCAGCTGCGTACCACACCCGCACTGGCCACATCATCAGTGCTGCGGCAAGTGTGGGGTTGGACGTCAAACGTAGGCCGGGGGTGCATTAAATGGCAACTGAAATCCAGCGCCCCTACGACGTCTGCACGGCCATGGTGAAGCTGCTTAAGTACTACGTCATTGACGTGCCCGTATCCACGTCTTTGCCCCCGCTGTGGAAGGCAGAGAACGGACGGCCACACATTGTGGTGTCGCATGGCGGGTACATTGAGGCCAAAAGGTCGCATGACGTGCAGCATGTGAATGTTGCTGTATATAGCAATGAGCGCCCCCGCGCTTTCAATCTATTGGGCCGTGTCAACGGCATTTTAGATGTACTCAGCGCTGTGGGGTGTGGAATGCGTATCGAACGTATTTCCAATTTGAACGTGGTTCACAGCGACATCTCCGCTGGCTTTGTGGCCGGTGGAACGTTCGCTGTCACGACAACAAAGCAGACAGAGAGGCTGTGACATGGCTGATAACAAGCCAGATATTTGGGTGAATGCTGATGTGTACGTCACACAGCAGGAAAACCCCAAGATCAAACCAGATGGAACATTCCCAGAGTACTGGCAGCTAGTGGGCCTTTTGAATGGCTCAGACGGCTTCACACAAGAACGTGAGTTCTCCGAGACTGAGGCCACTGCCTGGGGTAAGGGCGTTGTGGACAAATCCCGCAAGGACTTTAAGTCCACGGGTGGATTCACGGCCCTTGAGGATAACCCAGTAACTCACTACCTTGCATGGCCGGGATCAACCGAACATGTGATCACGGTTCCTCACCCAGCCCGTGTTTACGTCGCGTATAAGACGATCGACAAGGACGGCAACACCCTTATTTGGGTGACCCGTGAAAAGGCAGAGGTCTTTGCAGGTAACCTGTCCAAGACCGATGAGGTGGCCGGTAAGCAGTTTGCTGTCACCCACTTTGTCGATTCCAAGGGCGGGTTGTTCGACCAGATCAAGATCAAGGCTGGTGAGAAGACGATCCAGAAGATCGCTCCGATCCGCATTGATGGTGTGACCGCTGAGGAATCCCCGCTTGTGCTCCCTGCCACCGGCGGTGGATTCAACCCCGGCGGTGCCGCTGCAGCTGCACCTACTCCCGCTGGTCCCGGTGCCGCAGCCGGGAATCCAGGACAGCCGCCCGCAGCTCCGCCCCGCGCTGGTGGACAGCCCGGCGTTGGTGGATAAGCCCTAACACCCCTAAAGAGGAGACCACATGGCACAGCTCCCTACCGAAGCTGAAATCAATGCCGAGGCGGCCCGTC